CATTGGTAGCAATTTAGATCAGTGGCAGTTTGATTACACACGACTACAACGTCACCGCGGCGGATTGTTGGGCAGTAAAAAACTACAGACCTACGGCACAGGATTGGTTGCTCAACAAATGCGGTTAGATTTTGCAGTAGAAACCAACACCGATAATTTAAATAAAATTTTAGCAACAGGTTATCAACGTGATAACATTGTGTATACCACTGCACGTAATTGTATCAGTAATCCAGGAGAATTTTATTTAATTCCTCATAAACCCAGATTGATTGACATGACTCTTGCAGTATATCTGGCTGCGTTTGATGGCCATAAAGAAGTGTTCTTATTAGGCTACACAGATGAATCACCAGGCAATTCATTAAATTGGCAAGCACAACTTGCTGAAGTATTTTTAGCTTATCCGGGTGTTAAGTTTTATCTGGTAGGCGAAAGCACACGTATGCCTGATGTTTGGGTTGACTGTTTTAACACTCAGGTTATGACCTATCCTGAGTTTATCAGTTACTGTGATGTATAAACGCTGGATTCAATAGTCAAAATCTTATTTTGCACCGCTTCAAAATTCACAGTTGACCACAGGCCTGGATGCATAGGTTTGGGCCATGTGCCCGAATCAATCCAGGCATAGCCTATGTGTTCGTAATTTAGTATGGGTCGAAATTCTTGATTTACAATGCAAAAAAATGTATGATATTCAAATCCTGCATCTGTTGTGGTGAACTTTTCCAACGGCATCATACGCACATAGTCGGGCATTGAACCAATTTCTTCTTCACACTCTCTAACAATAGCAGTCATTAAAGTTTCGCCAAATTCTACACGTCCACCAGGTAATCCCCATGACCCCGGATGTTTTGAATCATTCCGCATGAGATACAGATAGCGGCGAGTATTGACCGCATAAAACCAAACACCCACTGCTTTTATAATACTAGACTCCATGTGCCTCCAGGATACAGGCCTTGATATGATTTAATCCATGCTGTACCAGTCCATTCATACTGTATTTCTGTTGTGATATTTGTGACATACTGTATATTATCTGGACTTGAGCTGCTGTCAAAAGAAATTGTCCACCTGGCGCCATCATACTCAACAATATCGTTGGCTTGAGCAACCAGGGGTTGCCCACTGACTCCGGCCCAGGCTTCGGCATAACCTTCGTTAAACGTTCCAGTATCTTCGGTAAACAAATATCTTTGCCCAGCGGCAGCCGAGGCCAATCCAGCACCTGGTCCACTGCGTAGTGGATCAATAACAGACAAAACTGGTTCCAGTGTGTTGCTGGGAGTTGACCCAGCGTCTACAGTAAACAACAAAAAGCGATCATCGGTAGGATCGTAACTGACATGACCAATGACTTCGGTTCCATCATCTTGTTCTAATTTAATGTAGCTGATGCCGTCTCTCAACACCCCGTATGCTCCAACAACATTGTGCCATAACAAATTGCTGTCTGGACTACTGGCCGGATTCAAACTGGCATTGGGTTGATCAACCACTTGTTGTTCACGCAAGGCTTGTAATCGACCAACAGTTCCTGGACTTCCACCAATCAGCAGGGCTTGATACCCGTATGGTGTAATTACTTGACGTGTGCCCAACAACAGGTCATTGTCAAGAATAGCATTGCTGGCATCGCCATTGGCATCAAACACACTCATGACAATGCGTTCGACCACGCCCAGTTTCTTGACTTTAGCTGGACTTGACAACCAAATTGGTATACTAAAGGTAAGTGTGGCTATGTCTATAGGGTTTTCAGTTCCAATCGGAATGGTTCGATTACTCCATTTGGTTGATTCAAGATTACACACAGTCAGACTGGTCCAGTCAATAAAATTATCGGTGCTTTGTATTTCTAATGCAGGGTTAAACAACACTAATATTTGCTCCAATATCTGCATTTTTTGATTGGTGTTTGAAGTCCATATGTCCAATGCAATGGTCAACTTGTATGGTACCGGCATCAAACGCTCAATGGTAAATGCATTGCCCTGCGTGGTTTCGTATGTGTCAGTTGCTTCATCATAGGTGCGTTGGCGAACTTGCATGTTACTTACAAAGTTGGGCTCTTGCATTCTTGGACGATCGTAATCAAGTCCTGTGACATAAAACGTCATTAATGGAGTTGACGGCATGTCACTGGCACTGTTTTGTTGCATAATAGTCTGTGCTTGACGGCTAGCATCGCCGTACCGAACGGGCACACGAATTAGTGTGTCGTTTTTGCCAGATTCGTTGCGGCCATACTCGACACTGAAGTTACTGAAGATTCTGGCAAACTGTAGTAAGAAGCGACGAATTTGTTGATCGTAAAAAAATTGTGCCATTTATCGTCCTGGGGGTCTTGGGTTTGGTGGTGTAATATTGCCGCCTTGGCTACCGTTGTCGGCTTGTGGTTTGAGTATTTGACTTAAACTTTGACGACTTGGAATATTGCCTTGATCTGTGGTAGCAACAGTGTATGTATTGTTGACAAAGCTGGCACGTTGAGTTAATGCACCTGTGGCTAAATCTAGGTCAGTACGAACATTGTCTTCAATTTTAACCCAACTCGCGCCACTGAATCTAAACAAGCGATTGGGAAAGTAATCTAAACGCAGGGCATAGTCGCCTGCAACTGGATTGGGTGGAAAGCTAACTCCTGGTGTTACAGGCAAGCCATTGGGTGCTTGTCCATCACCAGTTAGGTAACCCATGACATAGCCAAAGCTCTTGGGAGTATTACCTTCACCGGTTTGAGTGCTGTCTACTGTGGGATAGGTATCATCGGCAGTGAGACCGGCTCCTGCAGGTTGCCCATTGTCAGTAGTGGGCAATATATAGAATTTTGTAACATCGTAACCACTGAGCGGAACATCGGCCTGTGCTTGTACCAGTAATGCATCATTGATTTCCAGATCTTTGGGCCTGGTACTCATTTGATCGCCCACTGTGGTAGGCGTGGTCACTGCTTGCCAATAATCTGTGTCAGTGATGTCAGTTCCAGGTGGAACGTTTTGCTGTGCAACATAATAGGTACCACCGTTGTTGACTGTTTCGCCACTGGGATAAAAATTGCCAGGATCCCAGATATTTTCCGGCATAAATGGCTGGTTGATGATTTGGCTGTATTCTTGAGCATTAACCAGCGGCGTGGCTTTGATCCGCCACAGGTGTGGTAACCAAGTTTGGCTAAATCCTTCACTGGCATAGTTGCCATCCTGTATCACATAATATCTAGGCAGTGCATTAGGAATTGCACGATTCAGTGGATGGTAGTCTTTTAAATTAGGAACTTCAATAACATCACCTACCATGAGCTTGCGTCCAAAAGTGTCGATCATGTTGTTGTAGTGGAATGTGATAAACAAAGTATCGTTGTTTAAGAACAGGCCAAATTGCGTCAAATCAAAATCAACGTCTTGCGTACGATAAACACCACGCATGATGTACACGTCTGGATCGTATGCTCGATCTCGATTTTCCAACAACAGTAAATCTTCGATAAACAACGGATTTGTAGTATCGTAAGTGGGCAAGGTAGCGTCACCGGGATTGTTGGTTTGTTCTGGATCTACTATAGGTCCGAGATATTTGTGAACATAAATGTCAATTCCGCCAACAGTAAACATCTCTTTGATAGTGCGATCAAAGAATCGGTAGTCAGCAGTTCTGTTTGGGCGATATAGGCTTAGGCGTGGCATAGTTATGTATTTATGGGTTAGATTGACTTGTAATTCAAAAGCTCGTATAATTACACGCATGGACGAACTATTTCAACGCTTGGACCGTGCAGAACGAGCCATAGCCAATGTCAAAAATAAGGTGGCCCGTAAAGATCTGCTCAAAATGGTTCGGGCAATAGACCATGCTATTACAGCCGCAGATATGGAAAGTGTAGAATGCCGTAGAACACGCAAGGAAACATTACGGTATAAGGAATTAGTGCAAAAGACAAATAATTTACTTACAAACTTAGAACAGCACATAACCTTTGCTAATTTGCTCGGTTGACAAATGGGTAATTTTCACATATAATACATGTATGGCTAAAACAAACGAAATCAAACGACTAAACCCCAAGGGTGCTGACTCCAAATACATTGGATTCGAACCCGAATGGCCGACGCAACCTGCTGACGAAAATCGCGTCAGTGCCTTGGCCAATGGATTCCATTGGTACAACTATCATTACGGTAAAAAAGATGCCAAGGATATGTTGTGTCATTATTTAGAGCACAACGGGCGCACAAAAGATGCTCGAACAATGCGTGGCATTCCCGACAGTCAAATTCGACTTACACCTGCTTGGGTGTGTCGTATGACCTTGCTTGGGTTGCAATTAAAAGATTACGAGCAGGCCAGTATCAATGAGCAATTGGATGAAATGCTCCGGGCCAAACAAGAAATCCGACGGGCACAGGCTGACGTTGATGCTGACGCTGCCGTAGCCCGGCTCACAATTCAAGATCACCTGCGTGAAAAAGTGTCAGAATGCTGTGGCGAACTAGAAGGCATGTTTGATAATTTTATTGACGCAGGCGCTAAGATGTCGGCGGACTTTAAACCACTGATGTTAATACGTGGTCTCAATATTAGCCCCAACATGATCAGCACAGTCGCTAAAGTTTGGGAATTAAGACTAGCCGAATTTAGCGAAGTGTTGGAAGGCACGGACCCTCAGTTGGTTGAAGGATACAGCCATCTCACAAAAATACAACTTCGTAATTGTGTAAAATTTTGTGAAACTGTAATCAATGATTGCAACAGTTATGTTCAACTGAAAAAAGTAGAACGCAAACCACGCAAGGCCAAGCCAGTTAGTCCGGAAAAGAAAGCGGCCAAGTTTAAGATTTGTGCAGAATTTGCAGAACTCAAACTCAAAAGTTTGCCGGCCGCACAACTGGTTGACAAGAGTGAAGCCTGGGTTTATGATACCAAAAAACGCAAACTGATACACATTGTGGCTGATGAATATGCCAAGGTGTTTACCGTCAAGAACAATAGTGTGATTGGGTTTAGCAAGATAGAAACAGTGCAAAAGACCCTGCGTAAACCGGCTGAAACTGTTAAACTTGTAACGGCCGCAGGCAAACCGGCTGCTCGCAAGATCTTCAAAGAACTTTCTACAACAGAAACAGCGTGGAACGCTCGCGGAACTGAAAACTTAGTAATACTGCGGGCATGGTAAAACTGCTAAATACAGGGAACGGAGCTTCCCTACATGGCCTTAGAAAACCAAGCAAGTCTAGACACCCTAAAACAGAATCTTTTTGATTATGTTCGCCTACAGATAGGCGATCAGATCGTTGATCTCGAGTTGGATGCTGAGCACTA